TTGGCGAAGCTGGAGCTATTGCAGCTTTGGACAAATTTTACGCCAACAACGACGGAGGCATGAAGCGTCTTGCTGACAGCTAGAAGTCTTTGACGTTACTGGGTCTGAGTTGACTTGAGCGGGGATTTACTGTAGTGTGGGTCACTACTAGGCTTGCTATAATAAAAATATATGGTTTTTAAAATGGCTGATCTCACTATAAACAGAGTTATTAACGCGGTTGGTTATCCAATTGAAGTGACCAGTGTGTCTGGTGACTCTGTTTATGTGCAGCCTGCAACTACTGCTGGAGATGCTTTCGGTCGCTTACGTGTATCAGATCCTTACACGCTTTTCGACTCGTCTCATCGATATCACGACAATACTTTATGGGCTACATCTACTGGTGTAAGCGGAGCTGCAACCTTTAACGCAGACCAAGGTCTAGTGAATATGACTCTTGGTACTACATCCGGTGATTTTGTGTTGCGTGAAACCTATAAAGTGTTTCCGTACCAGCCTGGTAAATCACTTCTGACAATGAATACATTTGTCATGGAGTCTGGTCAGGAAAACCAGCGGCAACGTGTTGGTTATTTCTCTTCAGGTAACGGTATCTTTATTGAACAAAGCGGAGTCGCAGCACCTGCAATTGTTAAACGTTCTTCTGTATCGGGTTCTGTTGTTGATACCAGGATTGAGCAAGGAGATTGGAATATCGATACGCTCCAGGGCTCTGGAGAATCGGGGTATACCTTAGATATGACCAAAGCTCAAATCTTTTGGTCAGATCTTGAATGGCTAGGAGCTGGCACCGTTAGAGCTGGATTTATTATTGATGGCGAATTTGTGCATTGCCATTCATTTCATCATGCAAATGAAATTGAAAGCACTTATATAACAACTGCATCACTACCGTGTCGGTATGAAATTGAAAACCTAGATACTGTTAGTGCTAGTGGTACTTTAAAACAACTTTGTTCAACTGTATTTTCAGAAGGTGGTTACCAATTGAAAGGTGAAGCGCATTCTGTTGGCACACCTATTAACAGTCCATATGATTTGACGAGTACAGGAGTGCAATATCCAGTAGCTTCAATTCGTTTAAAATCTGGCGAGTTAGATACTGTTGCAATTCCAGTAGGGGTTAATTTACTCGGGTTAACAAATAACGCAAACTACAAATGGTCTGTAATCAAAAAAGGCACAACTTCAGGAGGCACCTGGACTGATATAGGGCCTACTTCATCTGTTCAATATAACTTAAGCGGTACTTCTTTTAGTGGTGGTACTGTTCTTACTCAAGGTTATATTGCAGCTGCTCAACAAGGCACAGTTGCTACTAATGTATCTAGGAGTGATCTATTTAAATTTCAACTAGAACGTGATTCATTTACCTCAACACCATATGAATTTACTGTTGTGTTAACAACCGATACTGCTGGCGCAGACATCGTTTCTGCAATTGATTGGGAAGAGATTTAATCTTAGCTCAAGCCAGTACCATAACCGACAAACTCACCTGATCCGACACAGAAAATAGTAGCGACTCCATATTGTGCCAGTGTGATGTTACCGGTTCCCGATGTGCCAGCAGTGCGCAAAGTAATGCCCAAATCTTCTGTAATTGTTTGACTACCACTGCTGTTGTTGTAAATCAAAACAGAGTCACCAACGCTAAACACGCCACTTGGGACAGTAACTCCCCCTGATGTGGTGTTGATAAACTTGCCTACATCAGTTGCGACGAGAGTATAGCCACTTGTCTGCGCGTTTTCGGGAGTGACCCTTACGTTACCCAAGCCATCACTTAAATCTCCTGAGACAACAACAGCGCCGCTAAAGGTAACATTGGCACCAGATACACTGAAAGCCGCTGTGTAATCATTCAGATCACTATTGATTGAGCTGATTCCACTTGCATTGGTGTCAATGTCTTCCTTGACGCCGCGCAAAACCTCGTTCAGCACTTTTTTGTTATTGTCTTTTAAACCTAGACTTGCCGCTGTGGCGAAAGCATCTTGCGCTTGAGTCATTTTTATCGTTTTATTTTTTATTTTAACACAGGCCTTTAGATGATATAATCATAAAAACACGCGATTAACATGCCTGATCCTACTCCTGGAATTGATTTTCCCTTTACAGTTTGGAATATTGCCAACATGGAACGCACTCTTCCAGACGGCGCCACTCCCCCCGAGGGCCAAGTTTACACGCTTCATTATACTGTGACGCATTACGACCAAGGAGAAAGCGCCGGAGCGTATGGCAGCCTTGGTTTAGGTGATCCTGATCCAGATAACTATACCCCTTTTGATCAGATTACGAAGGAACAAGCTGTTCAGTGGGTCAAAGATACCTTGGGCCAAGAAAAGGTTTCTGAGATTGAAGCTGCTCTCGCCGCGCAGATCCAAGAAAAACTAAATCCGACTCATCAAACAGGCCTTCCCCTTTGGTCCTAAAACTGCTATATTTTGTTTAGTTAGTTCAAGGCCATGCCCTGCAAAAAAACTGAGCTTATCTCAGCGATCAATTCGTTCGGCTCTGCTCGATCCACTGGTGATCCAAACCTCGTTAACTTTGCCGCAAATTTGATTGGCCAATTGATTAACACCTTAGAGTTCAGCCCCGAAGAAACAGAGGAATCTAACGATGCCGATCAACCTGAATAACGCAGCAAAGTATTACAAGGAAATGCCGCATCAAATTGCGGCTTGGAATTTTCTTGAATCCAAGATTCCCGAAGAAATCCTGGACGAATTTGCTGAAATTTATCGCGCTGCTCCGTCAGAGCCAAAGGTGGAGATTATTACACCTGAGATCATGTATGCTCTGACGGGGTATGCTGCCAATAAATTTGATGCAACTTTTTGCGGCGATTTTAACAAGCTGTTGCTAGCTACTGGTTTTGATAAACACCTCGATGCAGTTGCAATGCTTACTGCAAACTTAATGCATGAGACAGCTAATTTTGTCTACATGGAAGAGATTGCAGATGGCTGGGCCTACGAGGGCAGGCAAGATCTGGGCAATATTTATCCAGGTGACGGGCCTAAGTACAAAGGGGCGGGTGTTTTAATGCTGACTGGTCGTTACAACTACAGCAGGGCCGCCGCCGAATTAAATGATCCCCTTGTTTTATCTCGTGGTTGCGAATATGTAGCAAAGCATTATCCTTTCCGATCTGCGCAAAAATGGATCAGAGATAACGATTTGCTTGGTATCTGCTTGAATAAAGGTTTTGATGATTGTTGCTACCGTATAAATGGTGGCTGGAATGGCTATGACGACCGCCTTGCAAAGTACAAAACCTGCAAGAAAGTGTTTAAAGTCTGATTTTATAAACCGGTAATATGGTAAGAAAAGATCCAGACATCACTGTTAACATGTGCTGGGACTTAAACAAAGAACGTTATTGCCGTACGTTCCAAAAGAAAGAAGCTTATGCGTTGAAGCGTGAGGTGGAGAGTAAAGGAGGCACTGTTTGGTGGTGGCAAGCACTTAATTAGTTTCTTTCCATTTAGCAGTGACTTTCATCTCTCCACCGAGAGGTGTTTCTCCTTTTTCGGTTCCCTTGTAAACAGGTAAAAATTCTTCTTTATAACCTTCTTCGTCCTTGTACTGCCTGATTGCGAGGTCAATGCGAGATGACGTTAGCATTTTATTTTTCTGCATTAAGATTTGATCCCGCCAGTAATCAAAATCACTACGAGTTTTGAACTCAAAATACAGACCGTCCCGTGGACGTATCAGCCCTTTTTTGGCTTGATAGAATTCAGCGCTTTGAACAGGACTTGAAGCACGCTGTTTTCTTTCAGAGGAGTAAGCGCAATGATCTCACTGGCAGCAGCGATGATCACCCAGGTAATCGGACTGGAAAGAATGTCTTCCATGGTTACGATTTATCGTTTACTTACATTGTACACCTTTTTGACTGACTCCAAAAAGAAAGAAGAGAGTCATTAAAAAACCAAATGTTTTCTTCCTTTTTGATAATCCATTCTTTATAAATTTGGTACTGTTTTTCTGTATCACATTGAACAAAAATAAAATCTCCCTCAGGTATTTGATTTAACCAATGCCTGATAAATTTTGCAGACAAAGAAAAAGTAAGAAACCCCTGGCGCCCAGTGCGTTTATTTCGTATTTTGCTTGTCCTGTGGGCCAGGAACTTGTTCACTTGTTTCAAAGATTTTGATACGGCTGCACCAAAGTTCCACACGCAGTTTTGTCCTGTGTAGATTTTGGGATACAGCCGTAGCTTGAGGTATGAATTGTCTTTAAGCTTAAACGTTTTAACTTTTTGCTTACGTTTTACTCTTCTCATTCAAGCTCTTCTTGGTCTTTATCAGGAATAAAGATTCGATAACGTTCTTTCTTTTCTGTTTCTGTCTCCCAGAAATACTCTTCTGATTCTCCTAACCTTCCCCACTTTGCGTTGGGATACTCAACGTTATAGTATCGGGTGGAGACGAGGAAGTCGGGGGTTTTTAACTGCTCTGGCGAAAGACTTGGGTCGACAATTCGGCAACGATTATTAGGATATGCGGCTATTTGACCATTTTCTAGCACAAGGATGTTTGCCGATTTGTGTTCATCAGGCGTTTCGGAAAAAGTTAAATCAGGACGAGAACGGTCCCCGTCATAGCAGTCCACAGTAAAGAGGTATTCACCAGGGATGACACCATGTGTTTTTGTTCGCGCTTCCCAACGCATTGTTGATAGTAAGTTTTTTTCAAGGATTGTATTATCGTAGGAGAAAGCATTCCAGAACGAAAGTTCTTCTAACGGCAGATCTGGCTCAGGTTTTTTAGGCTCATGCGGATGATCAGGATCCCAGATTAAAAATGCTGAAATTGGTAGCTTGTCAAAAAGTGCACCTAGAGATGGCATGTAAGTTTCAAAATACATGACCCTACCTGGGATTGTTTTTACCGAGACCCAGTATCCCAGCTCATACTCACCATGGCCATCACGAAGATCACGTAGGTACTCACGTCGGACCCACACCTTTACGGGCGGAAGATTGTTGATCAGTGTTGCCATGTTTTTCTTTTACTTAGATATCGTATTGACGAC